CTCGACTCCCTCCTCGGCCTTGACACTGCCACTCCATCCGGCACCTTCACCACCGGACCCAAACGCGGCCTGCCCGTCGCCGCGATGCCGCCCTCCGCTACTCCCTTCCGCCAGAAGTCCGGACCCCGTCGCGTCAGCAAGGTGACGGCCGAGACCGCCCGTGCCCGTACCGAGCGCGCAGCCCGCCCCGCCAAGATGGCCGAGCGTTTCGCCCGCAACGCGCCGAAGCCGCCCGCGCTCCTCGCCCGCGAAGAGCCTGCCCCCACCAAGGCCAAGCCAGCCGCTCCGGGCCCGCGTCCCGCGCCCTACTCAACGCGCGGTGTGGGTGAGAAGATGGCGGCTCCCGTGGGGCGACCGGAAACCAAGGCTGCACCCCGTCGTCAACCCCTCGGCCCGTCTGCGCTCAGCCAAACGCTGGGCCGCATCAACGCCACGCCCGCTTCGTCTATCTACCAGGGCGCGCCCGGCCTCACCCGCGAGGACTTCCGGCAGGCGCAGGAGATCGCTGACCTCGGCAGGACCGAACAGGCACTTGCAACCTCGCGCGCCATGGCCCAGCGCGGTCAGGCTGAATCCGACATCGCCCGTACCCAGCAGCAGTACGCACAGGGGGATGCCGACTTCCGCCGACGCATGGCCGAACTGGACGCCGACGCCTACGCCAAGCACATGGCCGCGGGTCGTGCCGGTCGGCGCGCCGCTGTCGCTGCCGGTCGTGCAAGCCAGGCGGCCGATGCGCTGGGCAATTTTCCGCCTTCCATCCTCGATGAGCTCAGGCTCCGTCTCGGCTTCTGACCTTGAGTGAAGCAGGCGAGCAGCATGTCATCTCCTTCGGCAGGGGCGTGCGCCTCATGTCGGAGGAGTACTACATCCGCGAGCTGAGGCCCTACGGCATCGACAAGACCCGTGCCTTCCGCGCACTGTGCCGGGCCATCTGCTGCCCCATCATCGTGCTCGGCCGGGTGGGGTTTGTCGATCCTGCCACCTTCCAGCTCTGCATGAAGAACCTGTCGATGCCGGGGCAGAAGGACTTCATCGGGCCGAACTCCTACATGAAGGTCTACCGCAAGGCACGCAAGCAGTACCGGAACAGCGTGGACCCCAAGGAGATCTACGCGAACTGGAAGCAGGTCGTGCGTGCCGTGACCGACAGCAGGCGCATCAGGGGACTCTCAATCCAGGACACGGATCGCGTGGCAATCCGAACTGCCGCGGAGGAACTGACGAGGTTTGTGCTTAGAATGATCCCGTCCCACGAACAGGGAATGAGCAATGGCAACCCGACCTCTGCGACCGATCAAGGTTCCTGAATCCCTCACCGCCGACCACGTTCTCGAGGTCTTGAAGCGGTCCCGTGGCGACTACTCCTCCGAGAACATCCGGTCGTCCATCCAGAAGATGATCGACGCAGGCAAGGTCGACAAGAGCATCGCGGGCCACCTTGCCATGGCCTCCGTGTATGCCGGTGACCGCATCGAGGGCATCGGTGCGGGCCAGGCAGTGCTCGGCGGCGTCAAGCCAACGGACGAGCGGTACTTCGAGGGTTCCCCGCAGGAGCTCGCCGCGATGCGCCGCAAGCGCACAGGCACCGACAAGGAGTTCCAGACTTCTGTCCCGGCCGAGTACCAGCCCATCCTCAAGGCAGTCTTTGACAGCCCCGAAGGTCGCAAGGCCGTCGCGCGCGCCCTGCGTGTCCGCATGGAGGAGGGAAAGATCCCCACCAACGAGCGGGCCATCGAGAAGTACGCGGAGGCGATCAAGAACGTCCGCTTCGCCAAGCCCACCGCCACTGCCGGCGTCACCCTTGGCCTCAAGCCGACAGACGCGGACAAGGACCTCGTGCTCGGTCCAGCCCCTGGCCGACAGGCTGCCCGCACCGAATCCCGCCAGATGAGCACCGAAGCCGGCGAGCCGAAGACTTCCGTGAAGAAGGGTGCGAAGCTTGTGTCTCTGGGCGCTCGCGCATCTGAAACCGCGCGCAAGCAGGCCCGGAAGGAGAAGGCGTTCAAGGTCCTTCGGGCGCGAACGAAGAGCGGACGAGATCTGACGCCAGCAGAGATCAAGAAGCGGGGTGCGACCACCAAGGTTGAGGTTGTCGGACCGCCGCGCAGCAAGTACGCCGTCGAGCAGGAAGCCAAGCAGAAGGAACGCGAGGCTTCGGAGGACGTGGAGTTCGGCCGCGGCAAGCGCACCCGGCCCCGCCAGCTTGCGCTTGAGCCCCGCGTCGTCGGGAAGCAGGGGGAGAAGCGGGAACTGGTCGGACCGCTGCGCCTCGCCAAGGACGTCGCCCGTCCGCGACCGACCGTGAGCGGCAAGCCAGAACCCACCGACAAGCCGGCTCCCCGCCGTCTGCCCATTGTCCGTCGCCGCGGGCGGCAGGAAAGCGTCAAGGTTTCCACGCCCCGAAACTCCCGCGTCCGGCCTACGGTCGAGGGCGTGCTGTCCCGCATCGCTGCCCGCGCGGAACCGCCGGTGAAGCAGGACACTCCCCCGTACAGCCCCGGCCTGATGCAGACGCTGATGGGTGGTCGGTTGGGTGGCGCGCAGGAGAACGTGCCGGTTGCCCCACCTGCCCGTAAGCAGCAGGGCAAGAAGGTGCGGTTGCCCAAGGCGCGTCTCGTGAAGTCGGGCAGCTTCCGCAAGGTGGGCAAGGCGACCCGCAAGCCCATCATCAAGCGTCCCGGCAAGGGGCCCGGCATGAAGGAGCAGGCGTTTGCCATGCTGGCTAAGAGGTTCGGTCGATGAGCAAGCAGCGCGCAGGCGGCGACGAGGTGATCCGTTCGTACTTCGGGCTCGATGGCGTCGCGCTCGCGCTCAAGACCAGCGGGTGGGAGGTGCGGGAGGAGGTGGAGCGGCTGGTCGAGTTCAGCCGTGACCCCGATCCCAAGGTCGCGATGGCGGCGATGAAGCAGTTGCGTGGCGTGGTGCGCGAGACCGCGGAGATCAACGGTATCATCAGGAGCCAGAACGCCGAGATCACGCACGTCGAGGGCAACCAGACGGTGAAGATCAGCGCGACGAGCAAGCTCGTCCAGTCCCTCCAGGAAAGCAAGTCCCATGTCCAGATCCCCGAAAGCCTCCCCTTCGCAGCCCAGTATCTCCCCGCCCGCGATTCCTGATCACCTGCTCCCCGTGTGGGAGACGCTGGACAGACTTGACTCCTTGGATTGCTGGCGGCTCGGTGCTCCGATCCTCCTGGACCTCGGCATCGTTGAGCCGACCGTGTTCCGCGACGCTGAGCCCCCGCAGATCGGCGAGATGTTCCGCAGCCGGATCGAGCCCACGGAGGAGTGGTTCCGCATCGCCAGCGACCTGGGCCGATCCATCAAGGACCACAAGCTGCTGACCATTGCGCTCCTGCGCGTCGCTGCCGTGAGGCTGGTGGGGTCTTGACGCTACTGATCCCGAGGGGTGGCAACGACTTCTATCCCCTGCCGGCGGACTACCTCACGCTCACGCCCGAGGGCCAGCGTCTTGCGCGCGTGAACGCGTGCAAGCAGTGGCAGCTCGGCGGGGACCCGAACGACCGTGCGCACGCGCTCGCGGCAAGCATCAACTTTTTTGATCGTTATTACCTGTACCCGGATTGGGACGAGGACTTCAACCCCTACTTCTACGACGATGACCCCATCGAGTCGCCGCTCGGGCACTTCGCCATCTACCGGCTGTGGGCCCTCGCAAGCAAGAGCGTGGCAATCGCACCACGCGGTTTCGCGAAGAGCAACTGTTTCCGAAAGTCGGCACTCCTGCAAATGGTTAGCCGCCCGGCGTACTCCTTCATCTACGCAACGAGCAGCGGAGACAACGCGGAGCAGACAAGCCAGGTCCTGAAGACTCAGTTCCTCGGCAACCAGCGGCTCGCGGACGATTGGGGTCCCGAGTTCCCCGATGGCCGCATCACGCCCAAGCGCGGCGAGCGGTCGTTCGGCGTGGAGATGATGTACCTGAACAACGGCAGCTGGTTCCGAGCCATCAGCGCGGAGAGTCGTCAGCGCGGCGGACGCCCGCGCGTGTACGCGCTGGATGACCCTGAGTACGACCCGAAGGCCAGCACGAGCATGAGCATCCTCCGCTCGTACATGGAGCGGCTGCTGTTCAAGGTGGTCATTCCCATGGTCACCAGGCGTGACACCAGCGTCCGGTGGCTGGCGACGTTCGTGAGCCGGCGTCACTACGCGTGGCACGCGATGGCGACCGAGCCGGGACCGCAGGGTCCGGTGGCCCGCGACCCTCGCTTCGACCAGTGGGCACGCCTGGTGCTCAAGGCCGAGTACGAGGAAGGTGGGGTCCGCAAGTCCTGCTGGCCGGGCATGTGGCCGCTTGACCGGAAGTCCAAGGAGGAGGACCCGAAGCTGAAGGGGCTGGTCAGCCTGGAGGAGATCCGGGAGATGATCGGCAGCCACAACTACATGGCCGAGTACCTGGCGCAGCCGGGCGAGGTCGAGGACCTGCACTTCGGCGAGGTCACGCGGGAGAAGCACGGCTGGTGGCTGGAGAACCCGGACCCCCTCGTGGACTCGGACCCGAAGAACAGCGAGGCGACGGTGTGCTGGCGCGGGAAGGCGGGGAACGAGGAGAGGATGCCCATGGCCTCGTTCCTGAAGGACCGGGTGCGGATGTTCATCACGGTCGACACCAGCTACACGGCGACAAGCGACAGCGACTACAAGGTCTGCACCCTGATGGGCTACGACCCGGTGGACGCATGCCTGTTCGTGCTGGACACCTGGGGCATGCAGTGCCGGGAGCAGCGGCTGATCGAGGCGGCGTTCGCCATGGCCGGCAGGTGGGGTTGCCCGGCGATCCACCCGGAGGTGGTCCGTCAGTCGTATGGCCTGTACTCGGCGATGGAGTCCATGGTCCGGCAGCGGGCGGCTGAGGTGACGGGCGAGACCCCGCCCCGCATCGTCCCCCTGCGCGTGGGCACGCTGGACAAGACGGCGAAGATCAACGCCCTGCACTACCGGTTCGAGCACGGCCTCATCAAGTTCCCCGTCTGGCGGCGTGGCCAGTTGCCGTGGCGGCTCCTGTTCGACCAGATCGAGCAGTTCAACCCGGACGCGGAGAGCGGTGGCCTGCAGCACGACGACTTCATCGACACCGTGGCCATGAGCATGTTCGTGGTCCGGGGCCGCCTGGACCGCCAGGTGGCGCACGACGGGCCCGCAGCCCTGGATTTCGACCAGATGCTTGCGGACGGCAGCATCCACGACCAGCTGGTGGGGGGCATGCGCAACGTGGAAGCGATGCCCTTCGGCTCGGTGGGGGTGGACAGCATTATCAACAGCATGGAGAGAAATGACAATGCCTCACGAGGAACGCGCGTCTAATCCGCTGTACGTCACCATTCCGTTCGTATACTTCCAAATGCTTGCCCAGGCTTATTATGGGCAGCAGGTTGCGGACGGGATGACTGCGATGCCCTCGACCCAGAAGGTGCCGCAGCCTGATCCCACACCCGCGTCGTCGTTCAACCTCAAGGGCGTGGAGCTCTTCGAGGAGATGCCGCCCGGCTGGAAGTCCCTGAGGAAGCGAAAGACAGATGGCAACTGAGGCATACCCGCTACCGAAGGACAAGCACCAACTCGGTCAGATCATCGACCAGCACGTCGAGCGTGAGCTGACGAAGATCACCTATCGCCGGACGCTGTGGATCCTGGCGTGGTACTACCTGAACGGGTTCCGGCGTTTCGACGTCTTCGATCCGCGCACGAGCCGCGTGGTGCCGTACTACCTCGATGAAGACGGCAACATGGAGTTCCAGTCCACGGAGCTCATGTCGATCATCGACAAGACCACGGCACGGCTGAACACGATGGACCTGCGTCCCCGTGCGCTTCGGCAGGGGTTCAGCCTCGCGGGCATCCGGGAGCGGAGCGTGGCGCAGCTGGTGGCGGATGCGGTCGTGAGCGACCAGCAGCTGGAGAAGGTCAAGCGGGACTTCAACTACCTGTTCGCGCTGCTCGGCAGTGCCGGCGTGACGGGGCACATGGTCGATCACCCCACCATCGGGTTGACCGCGGACCTGGAGGTCATCCACCCCAAGGAACTGCTTCCGTTCCCCAGCCTGGGCCAGGACCACACGAAGGCGCGCGGGATCATCCGCCAGCGAGTCGTGCCCATGGAGTTCCTGCGCGAGCGGTTCGGGAACGCGACCATCGAGAAGAACAAGGAGAAGATGGACGCGTGGAGCTGGGAGTACGGGCATGACATGGAGGAGCCGGCGGATGCGCCCGGCAACGGCTATGTCCTGAACTCCGCGAGCAGCGGCGCGCTCAACGGCATTCCCGGCAAGAACGAGATCGAGGTCGTGAAGGTGCGCGAGCTGTGGCTCGACGGGCCGCGCGGCACGGTGGGGCGGTACGTGGTGTCCAGCGGCAACGTGGTGCTGGATGACCG